TTAAAACTATTAGATTTGGAGAGCAAGGAGCTAGCACTGCTGGTAAACCTAAGGCTGGAGAGTCTAAAAGAATGAAAATGAAACGTAAGTCTTTCAAGGCTAGACATAGAAAGAATATAGCTAAGGGTAAGATGAGCGCTGCGTATTGGGCTGATAAGGTTAAGTGGTAGATGAACCCTAAAAGAAAAGAAATGCCTTGGTATACCAAGTCTTTAATATCTCTACTAGGAAAAGGTCAGAGGGTTGAAGGCAGTGTATATTCACATAGCCCAGAATCTGTAAATATAATTTACAATATGTTTTCAGACGAACTTGGATTTGAACCTTCTATGGTTAACAGATTAAACATACTTACTAGAGCTTTACCTAAAGAAATAGCTTCTTATGTTAAAACTGGAGACGTAAGTAAGGGATTGCAAGACGTAAGAAATCCTTTGTTGGATATATATCTAAACAAAGACAGTCAATCTCAATCTGATTTTTTGAGAGCCATATTAAAGTACGATGAAGACAATAATCTTTATACCGACAAGGGTAGAAAATTTGTACAAAAAGTTACAGAATCAGGATTATTAAACGAGGAAACTATTAGAGATTTATACTTTAAAAAATATAAAGATAAATATCCTCTTAAGGATTAGATAATGCCTAATAAAAAAGCCAAAGAAAGAAAGCGTAGAAAAAGAAAACTTACGATTGAAAATAAATCTATTAAGAGATTAATAAAAAAGAAAAAGAAAGAACAAAGAGATGGATAATAAACAATTATTTGCACTAATAGACTCTCTGACAAAAGGTCAAGGAGAAATGTCTAAAACTCCTATGGGTAGAGAGGTGCTTTATGTTACAAGTCCTAGTATGAATAAGACAGGAACAAGTGCTCCAGAAGGAGTTGATATACAAGAGTTAATTAGAGGTATGATTAGAAGCAATTCTCCTATAAAAAGTCAGTTTTCTAGTATGCTGGGAAGAAATCAATTAACAAATAAACCAGAAGCTGCTAAGTCAATAGATGATATTTTGAGACAGTCTGATATATCAGAGTTTTTATCAAAAGTTGTTTCTGACAAAACAAATGTGGATGTAAACGAAGATACTCAGGTTATTCCAAGCAATGTAGGTAGAATGAATAGAGAAACCTTGCAAGAAATATTAAAAATGCAAGAGCCAGTACCTCAAGGGCCTGAAATGAATATAGAAACTTTAATGAGATTACTTTCTCCACAAATGCAGGAGCCTATTCCTCCTAGATAAAATTTAGGGGTGCAGAAAATAGATAAAACTACACCCCTAGGAGCACAATAAATTTTATTTTTTTCTATCTCTTTTAATCTTTTTCTCTCTCTCCCTCCTAAGCTGGGAGGGCTTAGTGTAAAACCTTCGCTCTTCCAGCTCTAGTAATATACTATTCTCTCTAACTTTCTTTTTAAATTCAGAAAGCATCTTAGATAAAGGTTTATTTTTTGTCTTTCTTACTAATATCATTCAGTCTCCATATGATCAATCATATATCTTGTTCTATCGTAAGCCCCATATCCTTCATAAAATTCATCATACCAATCAAGATTGGGTCTTCGAGTTTGTTTATCCCTGCTATTACTTGGCGAAAAATCTGTGGATAGAGTAATATACTCACTACCTTGACTATAAGGAGATGGTTTTAATCTAGGCTTACAATAAGAAAACCACCACTGAGTGTATCTTTTCCATCTTTCATGCGCTCTTAGATAAGGATGTTTTTGTCTCATTCCCACGTAGTGCATTTAAACTCTCTTTCTCTTCTTTACTAATATCATTACTTCTCCAGTTACTATAAAACTCTTTTCTAGCCCACTTCTCTGCACTTATCTCCCACTTATTGTCATCGTGAGGGTCTCTGCCGCAATGTACAGCCATAGTACCAGCTTGACAGTATTTTCTAACGAACTTTTTGACACCCATTCTTCTAGCATCCAGAGCGTGTTTACATTCGTGTAAAATAGTTAGCATAAAGTCTTCAGCGTCTCCCTCTTTCATCTCCATATCTCTAATAACCATTTTATCTTCTTCTGGTATATACATAGCCTTGACATCTAAATTTTTATCCATAACTATTGTAGGATATATATCGTATGAATGTACTATTGACCTTACAACTAAACTACGCAAATGTTAAATCTTCTTTCTTTCTTTTCTCGTGATCACTAGCCTCTACTATAGTGTTAAATAGTTTACAACTATCTCCAGAGTATCCCATCTCTACAGAACCAGGAGTACCATATCTATTCTTAGATACTATCAACATCATCTCGTTTGGCATCCATATCCTACCATTAGAATCTTCTTCTCCATATCTAGAAACATAAGGATAGTGCGTGAACACTACCATTTCCGCATCCTGTTCTAACGAACCAGACTCCGCTAAATCCGATAACCTTGGGGTCGCATCTATCCTATGTTCTATGTTTCTATTAAGCTGCGAAACTAATATTACGCACATATCATCACCCTTTGCAAGCCATTTATATCGCATAGTAGTTTCACGTATCTTGTGTCTTAAGTCTCTATTGTCTCTAGATGGGTATTCAATAAGACCTATGTGGTCATCTATCACTACATCTGGATTAATCTTCTTTATCTCATTGAAAGTCTCTTGCATATCTCTAACATTGTCATACATAAAAAGTTTGTCTTTGTAGTTTTTCTTTATGAAGTCCATAACTCTGTGTATTTCTGGCATAGATTCTTTTGTTCCGTGTCTTAAGCCCTTGTAAGATAAGCTATCAGACTCCATAGCAATAAACTTCTTCATCATTTCTGTGTTAGGCATTTCCCTGTTAAACATAACTACCTTTTTACCAGAGAGAACAAGCGATCTAGCTATATTAGCAGCCACAGTTGTCTTGCCGTTAGCTGGTCTTCCAGCTATAATTGTTATCTCTCCTCTTGTCATTCCATGTATAACAGAATCTAATTTTTCTAAGCCAGTTTTTATTATACCTCTACTATTAAATATAGAGTCATTGGTGTCGTGTAAAAGTTGATTAATATCAAACTCATTGTTAGAAGGTCTAAGGTTTATAAGATTTGAAGAGTCATTGTTTAGTTTGTTTATAAGAGAATCTAGGTCTACAGAATTATCTTCAGCAGTCTTTATTATATTGTGAGAATGATTAATCATTCTTCTTCGTAGCCAATGCTCGTGTATTAACTTAGCATAGTTCTCTGCTTGTGCATAGCTAGGTTCTTTTGTAGCTATCCCACTTATATCATAAGCAATACTTTTATTGCTATGTTTTTTAGATGGAAAATTGTGGACTATAGAGACAGCATCTATTGTCTCTCCATTCTTGTGCATTTTCTTTATAGTTCTCCATAGGTCTTTATTAAAACTATTATAAAATACATCGTCATCTTCAATCCATTTAGATACTTTTACTATACTACTTGGCTTGTTTATCAGACAACATAACAGAGATTCTTCTGTTTGTGTATTGTGCATATAACCTCAATCTATTTTAGGTGGTACTCTATCCATAGTAAGAAACTCATTTCTTTTCTTAGCTGTCTTACTAGAATTATTATTTTTTATAATGGCAGTAAGGTATTTTAACCCCTTGCCTTCTTGTGGTGAGTTAGCCTTTATAAAGTTATTGATTGCCATAATTACCATATCTGAATCACAGCTTTTTATCTCAGAAAGAAATCCATATATATCTACCTCTGTTAATTTTATATTTCTGCTGCTATCAATTTGATTTGCAACATGATCAATAAGATTAAGACATTCTTTACTGTAAGACATTCTCATGCTCTCTATTTGTTTAGTGTACTTTTGTTTCTTTACCTGTCCTCCACAAGTGGGACATCTTTCTGTTTTTCTAGGCAATTTAAACACTCCTTTTTTTCTAGCGGCATATTAGCAAAAACCTCTGGGTCTAGGTATTCTGATTCAATCTCTCCAGTCCATTTTTTAATTATCTGATAAGCTTTTTTACAGTCAATACATCTCATAGGTTTGTTAGACATAGCTGTTTTTAGTCTATTTTGACTCCCCTTAGATTTGTTATGAGATTGTAATCCGTCAAAGTCAAACCATTCGTCATCAAAGTAGTGAAGAAATGTTTCTATTTGTGCATAATTTTTTACTAAAGCGTCTTTAGAATAATCAGCAGTATTAGACCTAGTTTCTCTTACTCTTTTGTATCCGCTTGAGATAGAGAGCTCACCATCTCTAACCATTCTTCGTACCTCTGGATTACGTAAATCTGACTTCTGTCCTCTTTTACTAGCTGTATGTCCACTTCTTCTGTCGGTTTCAACCATTTAGCTACTCTCTTTCTTACTTTACATTGAACTTTATATTCCTCAATCATTAGGTCTACTTGCTCATTTTGCCCCATAGACCTTCCGTCAGAACCCCATGCTCTTTTGGAAGTTAGTCCTTTTTTAGTGGCAATGTCAACACATTCTCGTTCAAACCTATTGCCTTTTTGTTTACTTTTGCTTGCCATTATATATCATACCTCACGAGCAAGAACCTCCCTTGTTTAAATTTCTTTCTATCCAGAACCTATAGTTAGCCTCAGCTTTATCGTAATAGTCATAGCAATGACCACATAGAATATAATTCTTGTTAGTCTGTATTGCATTACTCTCACATAAAAGCAATGGAACCCACCTATCACTATCTTCTGCGCTGCACAGAGAACAGTTACTAGGTAGCTTGCTCGCTATCTCCTTCTTCAGCCATACGTGTATTTTCTTCGACTTCATTTTTTAATTTCTCCGTTTTGGCTTCCATATATTTAGCCAGTTTCTCTGTTTCTTTTTTCATTTCTAGATAGTTTTCTATTAACATTCTCAACGTATCTGTTGTGTAGTTTATAGAGCTTACTATATTAAAAAGAGTTTGCAAGTCTTTTTGCATCTCTTTGATTGTTGGTTTTTTTGTTTTTCTTTTCATAATATTTTTGGTAGAGAGCAAGCGCCAGCCCTTTATCAAATGCCAACTTTATTAACTAAGTAGTTTTTTTAAAATAAAAACCACGGGTTATTTAAGTTTTAATTTAATATCTCTCTACCAATTCTCTTAACTCGTCAACTAGATATTGTTTCATACCCATTGAGGTTTGTATCTCTTGACTCCTTAAACCTTTCGTATCTTTTTCTAAGCTTGTACAGTAATACTTTATCTTCTCTTCTAGTGAGATCGTAGATTGCTGTTCCTGGAGAGACTTCTCTTTTTGCGTCAACCATTTCATCTAGAGCTCTCTTCCACCCCATAAGATTTGACATTCTCTCCTCTATTTCTACCCACTTCTCTACTTTCATTTACATCCTCTCTAAATTTTACCATTAGACCTCTTTTCTCTGCTTGAGTCCATATAAATCTAATGAAGTTATCTATGTCTTCTTGTGTATTACTATTTCCTTTTTCTATAATTAAAGACTCTAAGTCTTCTACTATTTGAAACTTCATAAATACATCCTTTTAATTACTTCATAAACTACGTTAGTAGTTACTGCATTTCCAAGAGCTTTATATCTTTGTGTATCAGATATTCCCTCTGTCCATCCATCTGGAAATCCTTGCAGCCTCTCACATTCTACTGGAGTAAGTCTCCTTATACTATCTTTCTGTAGTGTATATTGATTCATTCCAGTATCCAATGTTTGAGCTACACCTCTACCTACTCTACCTCTTCTAGTCTTAGAGTTAGGTACAGATAAATTGATAGAGTCTCCTTCTGTGGCTACGGCATAGCCTTTCTTAGTAGCCTCTTTGACTTTTATCTTGGTAGCACCAGTTCTTTGTCCCATATTATCAAATCCCTTGTAGTAGTTTGCATCTAAACAAGTAGATGTATCGCTGATAACAACCTCTCCTTTTCTAAACCTAGCACCTACATTGTACAATCCAGTCTTCGCACCTATACCACCACCTTCAGACTTTAGTGTTGTAGATATTCCGTTCTGATCATAGACACGATATGCTTGAGCTACGTTCTTAGTAATCTCTATCGGTTTGTTCTCTCTAGAATCCTGTTGAATGATTTGCCTGATAGGTAATACTTGTCCTCTACCTTGTCCTCTAAGATGTCCGACAATATACACTCTCTCCCTATTCTGAGGGACTCCGAAGTTCTTACTATTAAGTAGTTCCCATTGCACCATATACCCAAGGTCGGAGAGAATCCTAATGATTGTCTGGAAAGTTCTTCCAGAGTCATGAGAAAATAGACCTCGTACATTTTCGAGTATAATATGTTTTGGTTTCTTGTACTTAAGAATCCTTGCGATATCAAAAAAGAGCGTACCTCTTGTGTCTTCAAATCCTTTTCTCTTTCCAGCAATGCTGAAAGCTTGACAAGGAAATCCTCCAACGAGTAAGTCGAAGTCTGGTAACTCTCTTTCATTAATTTCTGTTGCACTCCCATAGTTTCTAACACCTTTAAAACTCCTTTCATATATTTTAATGGCATGTTTATCTATCTCAGAATAACCTACAAACTTAGCATCTGGGATAGCTCTTTTTATTCCTAGCTCGAATCCTCCGATTCCTGAGAACATTGAAAATACTCTCATTGAGCCTCCTTTTCTATTTTATACACCTTGATTCTCTACTATCATGATGTATTGTTACTTCAAAGGTAACAACTCTATCTAAATGGTCTACAAAAGATATCATGTCTATTGTACCCTTTCTATAGAGCTCTACTTTTTTTACCTTTTTAATATCTCTATTTTTTAAAAAAAGTCTTACTGCTTGTATTAAATTTTTATCATCCATAAAGTATCCTCATTGTAGAGGGTGCACGAAACGGATAGTGCACCCTCTTTTCTCGTACTATGACAACTAGAAAGGTAAATCTTCTTCCTTCTTTTTCTGTCCATCCCATACGTATATAGCACCAGCTCTAGGAGTATTTCTATCTTTTCCTTCATTGTCTACCCATTTACTATGGTAAACATCTATAAGTACTGGCATACCAGCTATGTCGCTCTCGTTTACACTGGGTAGAAAGAATCTCCCTTCACTATCTTCTTCTAAGCTTACACTAAAAGATTCTACTAACTCTTTATAAGATTTATTAGAGCCACTGTTTTCTTCTAGACCTGGGTATGTGGAAGGGTCAGGCTTTTTAAATCTAAAGAATCCTTTAGATTTTACTTTCTTACCTACAAAAGCTTTTCCATTAATCTCTTTACCATCTACTTCATAGGTCTCCCTACTGTTTTCTTCGGCTACTTCAAATGTAACTTCGTAAACATCTGCTAGGTATTTATTTTTTATTACTAAGTCCTCTTTTACTATTAACTCAGTAGCGTAGGCTTTATACGTACCCTCTGGCATAACTCCAGAAAAGTCTGCTGCTGGGTCGTAATAAGCCTCTGACTTTGAATCTAGTATAGTATCTACACTACTCATCTACGTTCTCCTTGTTTTTTAGTAATCCTTTTAAGCTACTAAGAGCTTTAGAGTAATTACCTTTGTTTAAATTACCAGATCCTAGAGCGTTCTCTACTCTCTCTTTTTCTTCTTTTCCAACTTTCGTAGCTAAATCAAGAATACTATTTTTTTCTTCTTCACTTAAGCTTACATCTGGCAAATCTTCTCCAGCAAATATATATAACCCTAAACCATGTAGGGCAATAGCTTTTGCTAAGCATCTTTGTATAGATGTATTCACTTGGAAAGCATCTGGTGTTTTAATAGGTTTGTTTCTATTATCTAGAACTGGGTGTACTTGTTCTCTAGTAACTCCATTGACAGTTACAGATACTTTTACGAAGCAACCAGCTTCTGTCTGCATATAGGGTTGTCTACTTCCCTCTATGCCCCACTCGTGTACTTCCCAGGTAGCGTCTGGAGCTACTCTCAATAACTCTCTAACTGCCCAAGCCCAACTTAGATATGTAAACATACCTTTCTTTTCGGACTTTGCAGAGACATCTACTTTATCTAGAACTTGAAATACATTATTTTCCATAAGTATTTATTCTCCTTAAACCCAAGGACAGGAGTGTCTAACATCGCAGAAACGCTGACACTTTATTCCATCCCAAGTTTCTTTATCGTTGCATTTAGTAGGCACTGTCTTACTCTCTAGAGCTTCTAGTAACCTATCTCTTTTCTCTTTAAAGAAGTCTAACAAGTGGTCGTTATGTATCTTTGGTACTTCAACTAAATATATGTTCCTCTCTATGCCTCTATCTCTAGCAGCTACTAATCCACCATCTCTAACTGTCATTTGTACATACATCTTTTCTACTTGTTTTCCAGTAGACTCTATCATAAATCTATACATATTTATTTGTAGAGCCCAATCACCCATATCTGCTTTCTCTGGATTCTGGAAATACCTCTTTACTTTTTTCGGAGTACCAGCCTTTCCCCATCTACCACTTCTCTTATAAATTGCACCACTAGGATCATCTTCTAAATAGAACTCCATTCCTAGTACTTGTGATGCTTTATAAGAGCCAGTATTTTTGTAGTCAATAAGGGCTTTAGATTTACTATCGTATAAGTCTACGATTCCAGTAATATCTATACCCTCTAGGGAGACTTCAGACTCTTCTTCGCTTGCATTGTTCTCTAGTATTCTATGATGCATAGTTCCAGCTAGAGAGAATGCATACTCTTGAGGGTCTATATAATACTCCACAGTTCTCTGTAAATAAGCTTGGCAAGTACCATTAAGTAACTCTGTTACAGACGGCTTTCTGTCTGGGTCTCTCTGTTTAGCCATCTCCTCTAGAGCTGTAATGTATACTCCCATTCTTTCTACATCCAACTTTCTATCTTCTAGAGCATCCTGGAAAGAGATTGTGTCTCCCTCTGGATACTTAAAACCGATTGCTGGCATTATTTACATTCCTTTTTCATGATTGAATATAAGCATAATAATATTTTATTACAATAATTATATTTTCTTGTTGACAAAACATTGATTAAGCTATATATTGTAAGTACGTAGGGCGTAATAATATATATAATATATATATAATATATATACTATACATTACTTCTTACGTAGCCCATAGCCTCATAATCCTCCTTCTTATTATAATCATAGAACTTAGCGATTCTTTTTAAGATATACTTCTGAGTATCTTCTTCTATATTTAGCAGCACAAAGAACTCTGAAAGAGTTAGGTCTCTGTTATGTATTATCCTATCTAGCTCTACATTATTAAAGTGGTCTAGGTTTACAGTTATATCTCTAGCCCTATCTACTATCGCAGTACATATTCTTATCCAATGCAAGAGTTTCTCTTTGTTAAGAGTGCCAGAATGGTATCTAAACTCTATAGAGCCGTGTAGTATTCTAGCGTGCATATTCATATTGCAATACCTAGAGTCATTGTACTTTTCCATAGAGGGGTCTACTCCCCAAGAGCTATACCAAGTATCTATAAAGTCTTGGTTAGATTCTATTCTATGTATACTAGCCCTAGATAATGGTATTTTTCTACACCATCTACTGTTCTCTCTTGAAGTTGGTAGCATCTTGTACAGAATGTTCTGAACAGACTTACCTAGAAAAAGTAGACTCCTAAGGTGTTGCCACTCTAAGTCTCTACCATCTACGTGTACGTGAACTCCACAGCTTCTATTAACTGCAAAATTAGTAGAGGTATAATCTGTTATATATTCTACGTCTTTCCATAGAGCATCTCCATTCTTAGGAACTCTAGATACAAACTCTACTGCTCTAGAACCCTCTCCGTGAGCCTCTATGCTGCCGTCGTGTACTGCTCTCCAGTTACCATCTACCTCAGTATCTCCATCCCAGTAGTTCCATCCATCAGAATAGCACTCTAACTCTAGACCAACTAGTCTCTTTGATTTGATCGTCTTGAAAGTCTCTGAGCTAGAGTCCATCTCTCTTGTATGATAGCTATCTAAGTCTACGTCTTCTCCGTCTCCAGGATAACATTCTTCGCAGTATGTATACCCAGTTCCTTCGTGATACATAGAGTAATCGTTGTGAGTCTCTGAATCACACTCTTCACAACGCGAGAAAGTATCGTAGTAACAATCTCTACAGTAAGGGTCTCCATTCTCGCACCATGTAACGTCATCGCTATCCTCTGAATGGTGTTTATGACAATTTTCACAAGCATAGACATTCTCCATACACTCTTCGCATACGTTCTCTTGAGCACTTCCATCTATATCTATGTCTGCTTCGTAGGCTGTACCTTCGTGTACTTCATCGCACATATCGCATACGTAAGACTCTTCATTCTCTACAACTGGACTATCCTCACTAAGAGGCTCTAGCGAATTATCTCTATCAATAGGCATATATCCTCCTCACGCTATTGCGTAGTTTGTAGTTATTACATAGAAAGCCATATAGTTAACTTCTCTGAGCCATCCTAGAGACTTGAGAGTCTTGTATATATCTTCTGCTTTATTGCTTTTAACCTTCACTCCTTCTACATCTTCTATCTGCTTAGCAATAAACTCTAGATAAGATTCAAAACTTTCAGTATCTACGAAAGGATTTCTCTTAGCTTTATCGTATAGCTTTCTCATTACAAACATCTTAGAGCGTACTCTAATAGGATTAGATATACCAACTACGATAGCAGACTTCTTCTTTCTAATTCCAGAAATATCTTTGCCTGGTATCATCTTCAGTCTCCTTTGGTTTATTATTATATGGTCTACTGTAATTATATTTATTACAATCTTCGCATATATAATGGTTATCTAATTTAACAGAGACACCACACCAATCTCCACACCAATCACATTCTATTCCGTGGTCTAACTCTGTATCTCCTTCTTCATACTCGCAATCTATACAAACGAACTTGTTCTCTTTATCGTACCAGATTAAGTCCCACCAGTCTGCCATAGTCTTACAAGAAGAACACTCTTCTTGACTAGCTACTTCTCTACCTCCGATAGAGCAGCTTGGTTGGTCATAGTCTGTTACGTAGTAGTTAGGTTCAATGACATTTGTCTCATACTTCTTTTTACTCCAGTTGATTTTATCAGACAACTTGTCTGTATCTAGAGCATACAAAGTGTCTACCTTTGTCTCATGTATAAGAACATTTGCTTCTACTGTGTAACGGCTACCCTTTACTCTTTTATTTACAACTCCCAATAGAGACTTTTCTAGTATCTCTTTGGTTGATGCATAGAATAAAGTTCTAGCTTCTTTCCAATAGGCAAAGGCAGTAGGTCTACCATTCTCTCTGAGTAAGTTCAATATATTATTATTGTCCTTAACCCAGGATAAAGCGTAGTCTCCATACAGCTCGTCTAGACATTCTTGAAGATTGTCGTTCTCATCGAACAGAGCAAATACAGATTGAGAATCTACCTCGTAAGACTTGCTTACAGATACATCTTCGTGATTATATATTACTCCATTATGAGTGCCAACGATAGAGCCTATCCTAAAAGGATGAGCATTCTCCAGAGATATCTTGCCGTGGGTAGCATATCTAGTATGCCCCAAAACAATATTAGTCTCTGGGGTTAGCTGTTCTCTGATCGTATTCCAGTCTTTACTCTTTACTAAGTCGCTAGACTTTTTAAGAGATTTAAAGACAATAGGATTACTATCTTTTCTAAAGAACGCTAAGCCAGTAGAGTGTTCACCTCTAATCTCTGACTCTCTGGTCAGATTAGTTAGGACTCTATCTATCTTCTTCATCTGAGACTTTGTCTGTGCATTCTGCTTCTTTGCCATTCCGTATATCGCACACATCTATTTATTCTCCTGTTCTAGTTGTCGAGTATTATTACATCATAGGCTCTCCTATATCCAATAATACTCTAGGTTATCTGGTTCAGTCCAACCATAACTTGAATAGAACTTAAAGTCCTTTCTAAGTAGGTTGCTTCTATGAGAAGCATGTAGCTTCTCTTTACCGAGCCAGTGTGGCATCTCTACATTTTCGGATATACCATACATTTCCATAGTATTGTTATACCCTCTAAGTATCCACTCCTCTATCATTTTATTTTTGTAGAGAAGCAGAGCCTCTTCGTAGCCTTGCCACATAGTTACAGCTGGATGATTTTTCCAGCCTTTGTACTCTCTACCAGTCTTCGTAGGTACGCCTGTTAAAGCGTTGAAGATTTGTAGAGCTTCCACTCTTTGTTTACCTAGCCTTCTGTAGTCTAGGCATTGTGCAGAGAGCGTAAAGTCTTTATATGGTAAAAATGTCTGCATTAATTATTATCTCCAGAACTTATCCTCTATCCAGGATACTATGTACTTTGCTAGTAGAGTAATGTTTACTACTATAAAAGATACATATATATACACATGATGTGTAAAACCGTGTGGTTCTCCACACAAACCGAGTAGATGTTTAAGAGTCTCTAACATCCGCAGCTACCAGATTTACAGCTAGAATCCATTACTGCCTTATCAAACCACTGGTCTCCGACTCTTACTACTCTACCATCTTTTACATACTCTACAATGTAGCACCACTTTCTAGCTCTAGAGTTATAGCCTTTTAGCTTTACTTTACTACCATTGAGAGTATATTCTTTCTCTACATCAAAGCATTTTATCTTTGCTAGTTGTAGTAAGTTTTCCCACTCTTTGGTAATAACTTCTCCATCTTCTGATATTATATTTACTTTCATTTGGAAAGTAGCTTCGCTCTCTGAGTAACTACAATTACCCAGCTCTATCTTTACATTAAGCTTTTCTCCGACTGCTTTCAGAGCTTTGTTGCCTTGCTCTCTGATCGCCTTCAATGTCTCTCTATCTAGTGTCATTAGCTTTGTCTTTCTCTCTATACCATATCGCATAGAGTTGTTTTTTGTTATAAGAGTTTGCTTTACTCTTGGTTATGTCAAATCTTTTCATAGCCCACTCTACGAGGTGCATCTTTCTAGTATGTGGACATCGAGAGTAGCTGTATTGTATATTACTCATCAGTCTCTTTGTAGTCTGTTATAATAGAATCAAGACTCTGCAGCAATCTTTCGTCTGTCCAGCCATTACTCTCTTCATATAAATTTTTGTAGACTTCGCATCTGATTAGCTCTGCAATCTCTGTGAGAGCGTTGAACTGCTCTAGATTAATTTCTCTTATTGGTTGTGCCATCTCTACTCCTTATCTGAGTCTAAAGAACTCTAGTACTCTATATATAAATGATTCTCTACAATAGTTTTTCCAGGCAGAAAATACTACGTCTCTCTTTATCTGTGCCTCTCCGTTTCTTATTCTATCTTTACTTTTATTTGGAGAGTAAATATTTTTTCTCCATCCATTGTCGTAGTCTCTACAATCTTGCTGAAACTCATATGCTTTTATTACATCTCTAAATTCTTTTAGAGTGTTATTTGTTTTAGCCATATTACTAGTCTCCTATTTGTTATTGTCTCTAAGTAATTTCTTCTCTAATAGTAATTCTTCTCTAAATTTCTTTGTAGCATCTACTTTGCTGTATCCGTAGTATACTCTTTTAAAGAGAGCATCATATCTCTCTATATACTCATAAAATAAATACGAGCCATCGCTCTGTCTATCGCTTATCATTCTACCAGGTTTTCTCCTCTCTGAGAATTGGTCTTAGCAGCTTGGGGTCTATCTTAGGGACTGGTTTCTCTTTAGGTATCGCTAGTAGTCTGTGCCGTCTGACTCTCTTGCGAAAATTATCTTTGTCTTTGATATTCTCTAAGCCTACAACTATTCTATGAATTTCTTTGTATCTAGTCTTTTTGTCTCTGTCGAATAGCTCTACGTCTTGGCATAGAGTATAGTGTACGTCTCTCATAGCTAGTAAGTAGTCTATAATACTATCTAGCGTAGAGAATACTAATCTCTTATTTTGTGGCGTATAGAGATGCCATTTGTTTATAGAGTGTTCAATCTCGTAGACTGCAATCTCTCTAGTCTTGAGCTTTGTCTCTCTATATTTGTCTATGTAGGTTTTCATAGTATCCTTAGTTAGTTCTATATAACACAAAGGGCTAGAGTGCTAGTCTAGCCCTTAGAAAATTAATAGAGTGTTCTAGGCTCTATTTTTTCAGTGCTTCCTCTTTAGGTTTTTTCGCTCCATTAATTCGAATTATAGCATCTTCCTCGTCAAAATCGAAGTTTGAACCGTGTTCTAATACGAACTTGCTTAGAGCGTGTTCGGGGTTTTTCTTCATAAATTTATTTAGAAGAGTTTCAGCTCTTGAACCTTTAGCGACTATTTCGCCAGACTCTATTCGCTTAAAAGTATCTATTAATTTCGGATTCTTTACAGCGATATTTTCAAGAGTTAAACCAGCGTCTTGAAGCATTTCAATAGACGATTTAATATCCTCTATTGCTTGTTCATCCCATCGAATTGGCTTGTCTTGAGTCTTGTTAAGAGTCTCTGTTGAATTTGTCATAGTATTATATCCTATTCTCTTTGTGTTATTGTTCTCGATTTTAACCCCCTCACTACCAAGAGCCTCTTGAGACTGATTCTCATTAGAGAGCTTATTGAGACTGAGTCTCATTAGCATTTTGTCACTCTTGGATTTATTGGGGGTTCTCATATATACGATAAGTTACATAGAATTTATATATAATGCAAGAAATTTATAGAGAAAATTTTTTTAGAGTTCGCCAGGCAGCTCTCTTGATATTGAGACTCATTCTCATTAAATAGGCTTTTATGCTAGATCGATATTGAGACTCATTCTCATTAAGCATAATCCTGGATGTAGCACGTTACAAGTTACAAAATTTTAACTATATAAAGCAAGTGTTTTAAAATGAGATTTTTTCAACTGAAATTGCGACTCAGTATCAATAAGCAGGGGAGGGGCTACGGCGGTAAAAAGAAACGCACACAAAATGGTGCTATTTTTTACAATTTAGGAGTGTATTCTTGTAGTAGTATTAAAAGTAGGGTTACAATCAATAATAGATATAGCTCTATTTCGCTCAAATTTACCTCATTTTAGAGTTTTTTTAGTTTTTAGGTACATAACCATGCATATTAAAGTTTTGGGAGTAATTTAGGCGATCTACAAATTTATATTTTTGACTTTTTTTCAACCTTTCTTTTTTTATCAAGTTGTATCTCTATATTATTACTGTTTATCCATTTCCCAAATATTTTTGTATAATTTTTTCTATACTTAGTATGGTTAGTTACTCTACTCTTGTCTCCTTTTCCGTTCATAATGCCTCCAAATCTTTTTGCAAGTTATGTTAATAACTTGTTTTTTAATAATATATATATATATATATTATATATTTGACTAGTCTAGTTACTTACAATATAAAGCTTATAAGGTCTTTTGTCAACAAGTATCTTACCACTTGACAAGATTGTGTTTTAGAGTTATATTGAGTGTATGGAAAATTATAAAAAGCAACACGCACGTCTACACTGTGCCAACTGGGATGCTGGTAAGTGTTTAGGTTGTGATATGAGGACTGTAGAGAACAAGCTGGTATTACATATAGATTCTAAAAAAGAAAACAAAGACTGTGTTGTTGATAAAGGTTGTGGTTATTTTGATAGAGTAGTAATTCCAGGGATAGTATGAAAAAAGTAAACGCAAAGAAAATAAAGTTCCTAGAGAAAATAATAGACGATGTAATCGTTAGTTCCAATCGTTATAGAGGTTCTGGTACGTATCATTCAGAGCCTATGTGGGGTTGGGGAAAGGAAGAGTCAAGTGAGAGAAAAAGAAGTGATCGATGCGATAGAGAAAGCATATCCAAAAATGATGAAGAGGTTCAACCAGATAACGGATGAACAATATAAATTATTCTGTAGAAAACAATATGACTATGGTAGCGGCAATATAACTTTAGGAGGAGACCTAGAGAGCGATGACGATAGAATGTTTGCTTTAACAGCTTTAGTTATAAGAATGAATGATAAAGTAAACAGATTAAAAAACATTATTGTAAAGCATAGAGGTAATAACGCTGTCGCAGATGAAACCTATCTAGACGCATTTCGTGATTTATCTATTTATGGTGTAATTGCTCAACTAGTATCTGAGAAAGAGTGGGGTAAATGAGAAAGTTATACTATTTAGTGGAAGCCTTAATAATAAAAGGAATGTTAAAAATACTAAACATAGGTAAAAAAAATGAAATGGACTAATCAAGAAGTAAAAATACTTAAACAGTATTCAACTACTGCTAAAACTATGTCTGATATCCATAATGACTTGGCTGCTTTCGGTTACGACAGAACGTATAAGGCTGTAACTAGAAAAATAGAGTCAATGCGTTTAAACAAACCGTTTAAAAAGATGAATGTTGTTAACCTGCCTAAGATATTAATTTTAGATATTGAGACTACCCCTATAGCTGTGTGGGCTTGGAGCCTTGGAAAACAGTATGTTGGCCCGATGAGTATAATGAAAGACAAGAATAATAAGTCTATAGATTGGTATGTGCTTAGTTGGTCTGCAAAATGGTTGTATGATGATAAAGTTTTAAGCGATGTAGTAACACCTAAGGAAGCTAGGGATAGAGACGATAAAAGAATTATAAATTCTGTTTGGAAACTATTAGATCAAGCGGATATAGTAATTGCTCATAACGGAGACAAGTTTGATTTAAGAAAGTTAAAGGCAAGGTTTATTGCTAATGAAATGATACCACCTATGCCATATAAAACAATAGACACACTTAAAGTTGCAAGGAAAGAATTTGCATTTAGTTCTAATAAACAAGATTATATTACTAAGTTTTTAGGACTAGAAGAAAAGCTGGATACAGAGTTTCAACTTTGGTTGGATTGTATGAATGGAGATGAAAAGGCTTTGGAAAGAATGGAAAGATACAACAAAACAGATGTTATTGGTTTGGAAGAAATGTATCTTAAGTTAAGACCATACATAAAAAATCATCCGAACATAGCTGTAATGATGGATGAAAATGTTTGCTCTGTTTGTGGTGGAGATTCTTTAATGGAGACTGGTAAATTCTATCATACTGGAGCAAGTAAATATCAAATATTTTACTGCGAAGGATGTATGTCTCCACATATTAGAAGTAAAAGTAATATGCTGCAAACAAATGTTAACACTAGGTCTTCTTCTTGACTTTATGTGTAAAATCGCTTATATTATATTATAGATGATTACTCGTAAAATAAATAAGATTAATCATTTTATATATAAAAATATAGAAGAGTTTAAGAGGTACAATCCCAATATAGATGTTAAATATAATTGGAGGGATGGTACCGAAGGTAACTGGGTAGTTTCAGATGATGGTCAGGTTTGTCAAGTTCTGAAGCGAGGGAAGTTAAAAGCATCTGGGTCTGATAAAGTTATTAAAAATTATATCAGAGTACCTCTTGGAACTTTTGTGTGTACAGATAAAACTAAAATGGAAGGTGATCCTAGAAAAAATCTTTATTCGTTTGGATTGGCTGATACTAGTGCTTATAGACATAAGATTGAAAAAAAGAAAACTACTCAAAGAGAGTTTTTGTTTGCTCAATTTGTTGCAAAAGGTACTGATTTAGTAGACGCTTTTTTAAAAGCATATCCTACTGAAAATAAAAAGTATGCTGAAAGTCAAGCTAAAATTTTATTAAAAGCAAAAAGGATACAAAAATTGATTAGAGAAGAAATAGATAAGGTTTTAGTGGATGCAGATATTACGCCTTTGTACTTGCTAGAGCAAATGAAATCAATAGTAGATGGTCAAGGCTCAAATGATAGAGATAAAATACAAGCTATTAAAACATTAATGCAAATAACTGGGATGATGGATACTGAAAAAAGAACAGAGTCAGTAGCTGTATTCCAAGGTTTTACAAAGGAACAATTAGATGCCATCGGTTCAGGAGAAGTCAAACAAATTGCAAGCGCTGAAAGAGAAGTTGACATCAAGTAGCTGCAAACTTTGTGGGAATAGTTTATTTCCAAAATCTTACATAATACATAACTTAGAAAATAAAAAATACTACGTTGAATGTTTTAACTGTTTAACAGTTTATACACATAATTTAGAAATAAAGTACGTTGGTATGCCAGATGTTCACGGAGTAAGTTAATTTGCTGTATAACTATCAAAATCAAGAGGAAGCAATGAAATTAGCTGTATATGGAACCCTTAGAGCTGGTTCTAAAAATACTGGTGTTGTAAAAAAATCTTCTTTGGTTTACCCAGGGCACGAAAGTTTTCCTGCGGTAATACAAAACGAAAAAGGTTCTGGAACTATAGTAGAAGTTCACGATGTGTCAGAAGAAGACTTAGTTAGATATGATATGTATGAAGGAATAAGTTCTGGTCTATATAGAAGAGTTAAGGCTGAAGTAAGTATGGATGATGGTTCTAAAGAAAAAGCCTGGCTTTATGTAGCAGGAGACGAACTAATGCAAAGAAGTAATATGTTCAGAGTAATTCAAAGTGGGGATTGGTACAATAGATAATTTTAATATAAACTCAAGCGGTCTTTCAGAAAAAGAAAGAGTTTTAAATATAGTATCAAAAGACTTAGTTGCTTTTGGTCAACTGTTTTTACCAGACGACTTTATGAAATCATCTCCAGCTCCATTTCATTATGAAGTTGGAAATAAATTATTAGACAGAAGTCTTAGAAAATTGTGCGTTGTTTTACCTAGAGGTCATTCTAAGTCAACAATGGCTAAGGCTGCTTTACTTCATAGAATTTATTTTAATCCACAAGGGAAAAAAGAATTTGCTGCTTGGGTATCAGAAGAACAAGGGCAAGCTGTTGATCATTTAAAATATATAAAAAATCATATTGAATACAATAATGCTCTAAATTATTATTTTGGAGATATGGTAGGAGAAAAGTGGACTGAAAAAGAAATTACTACCAGCCGTGGGGATAGGATAATTGCAAAAGGAACTAGTCAAAGATTGCGTGGTAGGTCTGAGCTTGGAACTAGATATACAAATATTATTTTAGATGACTTTGAGTCTGAGTTAAATACAAAAACTCCAGACAGAAGGCGTGAAATTAAAGAATGGTTGATGTCAACTGTCTATCCATCTTTAGAAGAATCAAAGGGCAACGAGGGATCCATCTGGTTAATTGGCACTATCGTACATTACGATTCAGCATTACAGGCTATATACGATGGATATCTTGAAGCCCAAGAAAAAGATAGTAAATACACTTGGGATGTAATATTTCATAGAGTTTTAGAAGATGGAAAGCCTTTATGGGGTTCTTATTTTAGTAAAAACAAAATAAATGAAATACGAAAAGACTATGAAAATGTAGGGCAGCTTCACAAATTTGCTCAAGAGTATATGAATGATGCTAGAGATTTGGCTACTGCTAAATTTAAAATAGACAAACTACAGCATCATGATTATCAAGTGGTTTCTGGAAATAATCAAGTGTATTTAAAAGAAAAAAATACCATTATCCCAGTAAATGTTTACATCGGTGTTGACTTAGCTTATGAATCAAATGCTAATAACGACTATCAAGTCATTATGGTTACTGCTGTTGATAGCGAAAAAAATTATTACATACTAGACTATTATCACGAACATTTGCCTTTGTATGAAATGCCGCAAAAAATATTTGAATATGCAAAAATGTATTCTCCAGTTAGAAGAGTAAATGTTGAGCATGTAGGAGCGCAGGGAATAATAAAAGATTCAGTTAACAAGATGGGTGGATTTGATAGAAAAATGGCTCCTGGTATTGCAAGAGGAGTTAGACCTCCTAATGGAATAAAAAAAGAAGATAGATTAGAATCTTTACTTTGCCCCATAGTAAATAGAGGAAAATTGTTTCATAGAAAAATTCATCAAGAAATAGTAGATGAGATGTTTCACTTTCCAAAAGGTAAGAACGATGACCTATTAGATGGTCTTTGGTATTCAATAACTAATGCAAGGTCGCCACTAAGCGATAAGTTTGAATCTGATGATTTTAATGCAGATAATAGAAAAGAAATAAAGAAATCTAAAAAATCTGTACTAAGAAGTTGGGTTACTGGACAAAGATTATAAAAAACTCTTGACAAACAGTGCTATTTCGCTTATATTATATATATAGATCTTAAAGGAGTCCTAATATTAACTACGTAGAAACTTTTGCTGAGCACGAAGAAGCTCAAAATAATAGAGATTTATGGAGGCGGTATAGAGACGCTAGAGCTAACTGGGAAACAGAAGCTAGAGATGCCATTGATTTTTCATTAGGTAATCACTATTCTACAGAAGAATCAGAAGTTCTTCAAGCAGTTGGTCAAGGCGATTTTATTATAGACAGAGTTTATGCTGCTGTAGATAAATTAAAATCTTTATTAACTTCTAGAAATCCAAAATTCTCTGCAGTTGCAAGAGAAGATTCTGACTATAAAATGTCTAACGTATGGCGTACTATACTTGAGTACGTATGGGATATTTCTAATTGTAATACTCATTTTAAACAAGTAGTACATGATTACTCTACTACTGGATTAGGATATTTTTATGTTTATGTTGACCCAGAATCAGACTATGGAAGAGGCGATGTTAAGATTACAAGTATTAACCCATTCCGTGTGTACGTTGATCCAGCTTCTAGGGATAGACACTATGCGGATGCTTCTCATATTTTATTATCTACAATTCTTAGTAGAGACCAAATTCTTGGATTATATCCACAGCTAGAAGAAATAATTGATAATATAGAAAGTTCAACAGATGAAGAAGATTATCCATCTTCTACAAAAAAGAACTCATCTTCTTCTTTTACACCAGACGTAGTTAAAGATTATGATAGAGGTGGGTATGAAAAATATAGAATTGTTGAAAGATTTGAAAAAGTAAAAGTTCCGTATTATAGATTATTTAACAAAGAAACTCAAGAAGAAAAAATAGTTGAGTTAGAAGCATTTAATAAAATTCTATCTGAAAACTCTCATTTGATAGAATCGGGGCTGGTCGAAGCGGTTGAAGTTCTGCAGACACGTATTCGCCATGTAGCTACAGTCGGTCAAGTTCTCCTTTATGAACAAGTTCTCAATACCGACGTTTATCCTATTGTGCCAGTCCCAAATATTTGGACAAACACACCATACCCAAAATCAGATGTTACAAAAGTTAAAGACTCTCAAAGATTAATTAATAAATTATTTTCTTTGACTCTTAGCCATGCCCAGGCATCTGCTGGTTTAAAACTTTTAGTTCCAGAGGGTAGCGTTGATGATATAGGTCAACTAGAAAGAGACTGGGCAAATCCTAATGCTGTTATTGAGTACAATCCAGAGTTTGGAGAACCTCATTATCCAGCGCCACAACCACTTGCATCTGAGTTTTACGCTTTGATAAGCAGAGTAGAGACATATATTGATTTAAACTTTGGTATATCTGAGCTAATGCAAGGCTTTAGAAGTGGAGCTGCTGATACAGCTAGAGGAACATACTTACTTCAAGAAATGGGAGAAACTAGGGGTAGGTCAAAACTTAAAGATATAGAGGGAAGCCTAGATGTTCTTGGAAAAGTTGTATATAATTTTTGTAAAGGACATTATGGATTTAAAAAGACTTTTAGAATCGTGCAACCAAATAATGATTTAACTGAATTTACCATTAACAATAAAGTATATGATGACAAGACGAACGAGTTAATGAGTATTGACAACGATGTATCATTAGGTCAACACGATATTCGGATAGTATCAGGCTCAACGCTACCATCTAATAGGATGGCTGAGTACAATATGTATTTAGACGCGTATAAGTTGGGCTTGGTAGATGATGTCGAGGTATTAAAGAAAACTGATATCTATGACAAAGAAGGTGTTCTGCAAAGGAAAGGTGCGATGAATCAAATGCAATCGTACATAGGACAACTTGAACAAGAGGTTAAGAAACTGCGTGGTGATTTACAAACTTCTGAGCGTGAAATGATAAACGCTAGAAAGCAAACTATCACACAGAAATTTAAAACAGGACTTGATTCAGTTCTTAGCGAAGTGAAAGACAAGGAAAGAAAAAATCTCAATAAGTTGGAAAATGTAATTGATAAAGCTGATTTGCAAGCCAAGTACGGTAATAAGCAAGGACAAGGCATACAGGGTGCCGAAGAAGGCGTTGAAGGTAATATATAGTAGAGTCAAGCTTTACCTAAAATATTAGAGTAAAGAGATTCGGAAAGGAAATATGGAAGACCAAGCAACAGAAAAAAAAGTAGGAAAAACTTATGAGGATAAGTTAGCTGATGAAAGGCAAGGTATTGATATATCAATGCCAGACGTTGAAATTGTAAGTAAAGAAGTTCCAGTTGATGACAACATGGAACCTCAAGGTAAAGAAGTTAATAGAGCTCCTAGCGAAATTACAGCTGAAGGAAATGAAGAACAGATTAATTATGCTACTGATTGGGAAAATGAAAGTAGAAAATTTCAATCTATGTATGATAAGCAAAAAGCTGATTATGACTCTTTACAGGGACAAGTTCAACAATTAGAACCTTTAAAACAGTTACAGTCCGTATTAGAATCTAGACCTGATGTTGTTCAAGCAATTCAGGAAAGATTAGAGGGAAAGCCTACTAGTAACAATGAAGCGCAATCTGCTGAAAATTCAGTAGATGAAAACTCATTTGACCCATGGGAAGCCTATTACAAACCTGACTCTCCATCGTACAAGTTACGTGTAGAGAAGGAAAGGGCTTTGGTTAATGAAGCAGTCTCTGAACAGATGGCTGGTATCCAAAGTCAAGTTGCTATGCAAAATCTTAAGAGTGAGCTTAAGTCAAAGTATAATATGACAGATGATAACGAAATTGATCAATTTATTAATTTTGCTACGACACCAAGAGAACAGCTACCAGTTGATTTCTTAATTGATGTTTATAAGCAGTATTACAATAAAGGGACTAATGCTCCATCATCTGAGAATATTCAAGCTGTGAATGATGCTCAAGCTATGCCAAGGTCAGCTGGCGTTTTACAAGGGGGCGACCCTAAAGTAAAAAGCGAAGTTGATGTTTCTTGGGATAGAATCTTAAAAGCTGGCAACGCTGGAAGATTACTATAAAATAATTAATGGAGAAATAAAATGTCTGTTACAAAAGGAATAAAACTCTCTAGCAACGTTACGGCTGCGGCTACTGACGCTGGTATTGGTCAAGCTCCTGATAGAAGACGGTTATACGATTTTAGTGATCGAGTTGCTGAACTAGCTCCCGAAGAATCACCCTTTTTCGTATACCTATCTCAAGTTGCTAAAACACCAACGGATGACTCAGTATTTCGTTATCTAGAGAATAGATCAAAAATCAACATGACAACAAGGAACTTCCTAATGGCTGCTCAAGTCAATGGTGGTTCTGCTGTTGCTGCTAATAGCTCATATACTTTTACAGTAGATGCTGATACAGCTACTGGAGGAGTTGCCTCTGGTGGTGCTGCAGTTGATTTTTTAATTAAAGGAATGGTATTTGTTGTTAATACAA